GCCGCATGGTTGGCGAAAGCATGGTATCCCCGCTTCAAAAAGGGACGGGCGCCACTGGAGATATGCGACGCAATGGAGGGGAAATATCCGAAGTCTTTCAAATTCATCGGGTGGCATCCGAATTGCCGCTGTTACGCTGTCCCGATTATCGCTAACGAAGGCACAGGCAAGGATTGGTGGGAAGATGCGGAAAACGAGATTACGGAACTGCCAAGTGGATTTACGAGATGGATGAAAGAGAATCAAGATCGCATCGAGAAGGCGCAGAAACGCGGAACACGTCCTTATTGGATTGTGGAGAATAAGCAATTAGGCATACCCGATAAAACCAACAAGCCCCCTCGGTAAAGGGGGCTTGTCTGTGGATTACGCATGTTAGCGTTTCGTGCAACCACGGCATCGGACGATTTCAGCGATAAGCCTATCGCCGTCCAAGATAATCATGCCGTTTCGTCGATTGTCCTGCCCCGACTGCTGGCAGTCGCATTCAGTTCTAACCCGCAAGCATTGAAATCCAACCGCTTCAAAGGTTTTGCCATTTCTGTGGCATTAACCATTACGCTATTCCCTTTCTGAAAGGTAATAGGGCTTCCATTATATTGGAAGACTTGATTTGGATTTGTTAGCATAAACAAAAGATGCGCCTACTACGAGTTGCTAACAAATCCATAGGGTTTATTTGAAGGCGTTTCCGTATCTCCACTCAGTAGACGCAATATCTTATGTTTTGGCAAAAAATAACTCCAAATGGAGATCATGGGAGTTTTGCCGCTCCTATGAATTTGTTAGCGCTATAAAGATAAACAATTTTATAAAAGACCAAAAAATTCGGCAATAAATTTGTTTTGCAACTAAAAAATAGTTACATTTGCGTTGTAAACAAATAGCGATGGGGACAAAAGAAAAATTAATACAGCGCTTTGTGTCACAACCCAAGGATTTCACGTGGGATGAACTTGTTAGGTTGTTTGGCATCTTTGGATATGAAATAAGCAATAAAGGGAAAACAAGTGGTTCTCGTGTGATTTTCGTCAAGGGAGAAAGTTCTTATACGGCACACAAGCCCCATCCTAACAGCATAATCAAAAGCTATGTAATAAAACAGGTGTTAGAGTTCCTTAAAAACAATGAATTGATATGAATACGATGAATTATAAAGGCTACATAGGTAGCATAGAGGTCAGCGAAGAAGATAATCGCCTTTTCGGAAAGGTTCTTGCCTTGCCGCACGATACGATGATTACTTACGAGGGAGAAACAGTAACGGAACTTCGCGATGATTTTCACGGTGCGGTAGATGATTATTTGGCCTATTGCGAAGCAGAGGGCATAGAGCCTCGAAAAAGTTATTCGGGAACTTTGAATGTTCGCATATCGCCTGAAACCCACAGAAAAATAGTTATACTTGCCAAGCAAGCGGGAATTTCAATAAATGCATTCATCAAATCCGCGGTAGAGAAACAGATTGCAACAATGCTGTGATTGAGTGATATTACAGAATATTAATCATAAAAACACCCTGACTTTCAATAGTCAGGGTGTTTTGTTTAGCAATTTTGCAAGAAATAAAAAAGCGTCCCATTTCGGACGCTTATTCATCATAAAGCATTATTTCGTTCAATTGAAATGTACCTTCTATTGCACCAGTCTCTGTTGCACATAAGGCTCCATCTTTCCGTATATCTATGACCGTCATTTTATGACCTGAGCTTTTGATGATAACCGTATCTCCAATTTTAATATGAGTACGAGTATTTTGGGGAACATGATGTTTAATTGGTATTAGATGGTGTGTTATTTTCCGGACATCATTTGTCATGCCCCATACCTTAAAAAATAGAATGATTTGCAGGATGCCGAACACCAGCATTACAAGACCGAGGATAATAGTGATTGTTTCCATATTTTAGTTGGTTTGTTGTATATACCACAATATGTTGTATGAAATCTTTCAATCTCCGCCGCAAAATCGGGAAATGGTTCCACTCTTACACGGGCGATTTTTTCAAACCTTTCATGTGGTCGAAATTTTCGGCTACATACTATTTTTCAGTTTGTTGCAATTCAAATATATACCTGTATAGGAACTTTTTGGGGTTGTTTCGAACTGCTTCTGTGTTAAGTTGTATATCTTGTTCAATTCGGATTTTTATGTT